GGATCGACCAGCAGGGTCAGGGGGATGGGCAGGACTTCCAGCCGATGCGTCAGGGCGCGGACGCGCGCCTCGGCCTTGGGGTCGATGGCCAGGATGACGCGGTCGATATAGGGCGTCAGCCGATGCTCCAGCAGGGCGTCCGTCCCACCCAGAACCGGCACCCCGGCCAGGGCGTCGGGCGTGCGGGCCAGTCGATCGTCGAATACGCCAAGGATATTCAGGTCGCGCCGGTCCAGCGCCTCGCGGATCAGGGATTCGGCATGGCGGGTGGCGCCGACCACGACGACGTTGGGCGTCAGGTCGCCCCGGCTGCGCCATTGGGCCACCAGCATCCGCCAGATCGTGTGCAAGCCGGTCAGAAGCACCGCGGAGGCGATCGCCCACCAGCCGTATTCCGCCAGCGGCGTATCGCCATTGGGCAGGGCCAGGCCCAGCAGGCAGGCGATGACGCCGCCCAGGCTCGCCACGGCCGCAACCCCGGCCAGATGGCGCACGGGCGCCCGGCTATTGTCAAAACGATACAGGCCCAGCGACCGCATCAGGCCCAGGGTCATCAGGGCGCCGATCAGAATGGGCGCGGCTTCGAACAAGGTGACCTGCGCCAGTCCGCCGGCGTTCATGCGGCCGATCGCCACAAGGCAGAGGAAGCTCGATGCGACGATGTCGACGCCGCGGAAGTAGAAGACCCGCCGCCGCGCGGCCGCGCGCTGCCGAGTGTTCAGCCAGACGTCCGGCCGCAAGGGGCCGCGTCGAGCCCGACCCGCACGCCCCGCCGGGGCGCGCGATTCGACCAGCGCTGCGCGATTCGCGCGTGCGCCTTCTGTCGCAGAGCCCAGAGTGTCAGCAGGAGTGATGGCCAAGTCTTTTTCCCGATATCGAGCAAAATGGGGTGCGAACCCCGTGTCACATGCCACTCTTATGCCGGGTTAACACAAAGGGCGTCAGTTCCGCATTGCGAAGCGTCGCTGAAGGCAACGGTTTGCTAAATCGTCGTACCCTGTAAGGGGTACCGAGGGTTCGAATCCCTCCGTCTCCGCCAGAACCCCTCAATAAAATCAATAACTTAGGGGTGTCTGGGTGTGCCGAGTGGGCACACTTTTTGGCACACATCTAGAAACTCGCGTTAACATGGTTTCCGTTATTCGACGATTTACTTGGCGAATCAATCCTCCAGCGACGCCACCATGGCCTCCAGATCAGTGCCTGTGAGGTGAACGTAGAAACTCTCAGTGATCTTCACCGAGCTGTGCCCGGCCCACTGAGCGACCAGATGCAGTTCGTGCTTGCGGGCCAGCCGGGTCAGGCAGGTGTGGCGCAGGCTGTGAACCACCACGTCGTCGATGTCGTGCTTGCCTTCGGCCTTCACGTCGAGACGGATGGAGTTGAACCGCTGCCAGACGGTGGCGGGGCGGTAGGGGAACAGCTTTCCGGCCACGGCTTGTTGCTCCAGCACCGGGATCATGGCGATGACGGCCTTGGTGCAGGGCACCGGGCGAGGCTTCTGGCTCTTGGTGACGTGGGCGGGGATGTGGACGAACCACTTGCCGCTCTCGTCGCTGAACCACTTACGCTCCAGGGCGAGGGCTTCGCCGAGACGCATGCCCGTGTCGAGGAGGAACCTCATCAGCAAACGGAACCGCTGCCAGTCCACCATTGGCTGGGCCTCGATCCGCTTGTCGATGGCCGCGAACATCGCAGCCTCCTCGGCGTCGGTCAGGTTGCGCCGTTGGTTCTTGTCGCCCTGCGTTCTGATCTCGGGGAACTTCGGACGCCCCACGAGGACCGTCTTGCCGTCGATGTCCCACTCGGTGGCCGTTGTCATGGCCCGGCCGACGCAGTCCATCTTCCGCTTCACGGTCGCTGCCTTGTAGCCCATGCCGAACAGGGTCTCGGACAGTTCCTTGAGCTTGTTCTTGGTCATGTCCCGCACGAGTACCTTGCCGACGAGCGGCTCAAGCACCTTGAGGTTGGATCGGAGGGTGGCTTGGGAGCGAAGTCGGTTCGGGTTCCACACGGTCTGCTGGCAGTGGTGGAACAGGTCTCGCATCGTGACCGTCTCGGCGGACAGCTTGGCGACCTGGGTCTTCTCGGGGGTGGGGAAGGCCTCTGGCTTGGCGAAGGGGTTGTCCCCGGCGACTAGCTTGGCGGCGATCTGGTTCGCCTCGGCCTTGATCTTGGTGCGGCAGGATTCCCTGCGGCGCTCCCCGGTCTTGGGGTCGATGTAGTCCACCCTCCAGATACCGGAGGGCTTCTGCGTCAGTTTCATTTTTGCAGGGTTCCTTGATCTGACCTGATGGCTTCCAGCAGCGACTGGAGGGCGTCCCGGCCCTTCACGGTGAGGACGAGGTACTTCTTGCGGCGGTCTTCGGGGTCGGCTTCGTGGGCCACCCAGTCCAACGCATCGGGGTAGTACTTGTTGGACTGGGTGAAGGCGTGGATGGAACGCTCGATGGCACGGGCGCCACCGTTGGGGTCGATGGCTTCGATCACCTGCGAAAGGGTGATGCTGTGGCCCATGGCCGAGGCGTAGGCGATGACGAACAGAGCTTCGATCTGGCGGACAGCAGTCCTGGGCGGGACGGCCTCAGCTAGGATGTGCATGAGTGAGACCAAGCGCAGCAAGTCGCCTGCGGAAGTCGCGGGCAGCTTGGCAGAGCTGGTCGGCTGATTTTGGGTGGCGCTCATGATCTGAGCCTCCGTAGTGCTGTGCCCCCTCGATGACGTTCGAGGTAGGGTAGTGGTAGTTCTGGATAGGCGGGTTACTCACTCTCAATGACCTTAGCTGGCCCCAGAGAACCTCTCGCCTCTCCGGGGTAACCTTTAGTTTTTACCGTGCTTACACGCAAGCCGTGTGAACGCGGTTACTTTCTCGCATTGTTCTGTTGTTCGCCTGCTCAGGCTCCCCGCCGGTTGCCCTGTCTGAGCAGGACTGAGCGGCTACCGAAGGAAGTCGAGTCCCGGAAGTGGGACTGAATTACCTAGGTAATTTCCACTCAGGTGGCGGCGCAGACGACCCGCAATCATGGGCCGTATCTACGCCAGCTTCGGTCGTATCAGTCGAGTTCCTCGTCTTCGTCGAGGAGGTCGAAGCTTCCGTCAGGAGAGGCTTCGAAGGTGATGGGCGTGCCATCAGGCCAGACCCCAGCGTTACACGAGGCACAGTCCAGGTGATCCCGAAGGAGGCGCTCGGCCTCCTCTGGGCTGTGTGCCGGGACGCGGACGCTGGCGAACAGCTTCACGTCGAACAGGAAGGTCTGGGTCACTGCTCAGTTCTCCGACAGGCCGAGCGGGAGGCCGGGCAGCAGGCCATCAGCCACGTCTGCCTCAATGTCTCCGAGGCTGCGGTAGGCCGTCACTTCGATGCCGTCGATCCGGCGCTCGATGATGGAGGCCCAGTCGCTCAGGCCTTCCGAAGAGGTGTCGGGTCCAACATCAGGGTCGGCCTCGATCACGGCGATGATGAAGCGGCGCATGTCGTTCTTTCTTACTGCTTATGACTGGCGGCTGCGACCAGCAACTGGTCGCGGGCGATGGACAGGGACCACGCAGGCCCGGCGCAGCGCCGGAACTCGCGGTCCACGAAGCGGGCCTTGCGGGTGAGCCAGCGGTAGGCCTCGCGGGCCGGGAGGCACTTGGCCTCCTCGATCCAGCGGGCCACGGCGGTTTCCACGGTGGCGGCGGTGACACTCATGCGGCCACCACAACGACCGGGATGCGCTGCTTTTTGAGGCGCTCGATTTCGCCCTGGGCTTTCGCGAGGGCAGCTTCGGCAGTCTCGCGCTTCTGCTGTTCGAACCTCAGTTCGGTGAGGGCGGCCTCGCGGTAGGCCCACGCCGTCAGGCGCTGACGGAACTCGTCGCCTGTCAGGCCCTCGACCACGTACAGGCGAAGGGCCTCGGGGCAGAACTCAAAGTCCCAGACCAAGCCGCCGTCGCGCACGTCCTCGGGCAGGTTCGCCCAGACGGTTTCGACCTCGACCGCTAGGTCGATGATGGCGCTGCGGAGCGCGCCTGAGCCTTGGGCTTCTCGCATGGCGAGGTAGGCCTCAGCCTCCAGTCCGGCAGCAGCTTCGGCCTCGGTCGGCTGCTGGCCTCCCTTGAGGATGGCTCGGCAGTTCAGGGCGGGATGCTCGGCCTCGACAAAGGCGTCCATCAGGGCGGCGACGGTCTCGACAACGAGGTGGGTGTAGGTGGTCACGGTTCAGGCTCCGAAAGGGAGGGGCAGGGTGGTGTGGGTGGCGCGGCGGCGCTCGATGAAGGCCCAGGCATCGTCCCGGTCTTCGAACTCGGCGATGAGGTCGGCGTCGCGCGGGTCGCCGCGATAGACGGCCCACAGGTCCGCCTCGGCGTCCCGGCAGGGCACGGTGAACGGGCGGCGCGGCTCATACCGCTCCGGGCGGATCACGAGGCGGCAGCTCATGGCAAGACCGCCTCGGCATGGGCGGTGAGCGCCCGGTGCTGAGCGTTCATCCAGAGGGCGACGCGAGCGCCTGCCGCGACTGACGCGAGGCAGATGGTCAGCAGGGCCGCTAGGGCGGGCACAGAGAGGCGAGCGGGTTTCACAGGATAACCCCCAAGCGGATCGCGCACCCGGCGCGGTATCGGGGCGGGCTGTCCACGGCCACGAGGCCGTCCAGCGCCGTCAGGAAGCGGTCGAGGAGGTACAGGGCCTCCCGCTCGGCGTCGGTCAGGCGCTCATATGCGGCGGTCTCCAGCGCGAGGGCAGCGCCCCAGAGCGTGGCGTCGGTCTCGTCGGTCGCGTTGGTGTTTGCGGAGGCCATCACGGCGGCGGCGGCGCGCGGCGTGAACGAGGCCAGGGCGATCTCGGTCATGGGTCAGGCTCCAAAGGCCTCGCGGAACGCCTCGGCGAACTCGCGGGCAATCGTCAGGATCAGGAAGGGCAGGGCCAGCAGGGCGGCGCCGGTCATCAGGGCGTGGGCCATCAGCGAACCACCACGAGGATGACGTTGACGCCTTCGGCGCGGGTCTCGCCCTCGGCGAACTGGACCGGCGTCAGGTCGCCCTTGGCGGCGGCCTCGGCGGCCTCCTCCCAGAACTTGGCTCGGCGGGCGTGGAACTCGGCGTTCTCGCCGGTCCCATGCGCCTCGGCGGCTTGGCGGTCGGCGCGGGCCTTGCGGGCGCGCTCAAGGACGATCTTGGCTTGCAGTTGCAGCAGCATGACAGGGGCTCCTAGGGCGGCCCGAAGGCCGCGTTAACATGGTGATTGGTCAGGCCGAGACGGGCTGGCCGTTGCGGTGCAAGGCGAACCGGCGAGCGGTCGCGCCATGGGCGATGATGACGGGCGAGACGCGGGCCTTAGAGGCGGTCCCCATGCAGGCGCGGCAGGTCGCACAGTCGGTTTTCATGCCCGCCTCGGCAGACGCCGGGCAGACGAACTCGACCTTGGGCAGGACGGCCTCGTCAGCCGTGCGGACCCGGAACGTGCGCCAGCCAGCGGCGCGGGCTTCCACGCCCTCCGCCTCGCTATCCGCCGACGCCATGCACAGGGGCTTGAAGGCGTCCGGCGCGGTGCGCCATTGGTGCGTGTATCCGGTCCAGCCCTTGGCCTTGGCCGTGAAGGCTTCCCAGACGGCCACAGGGACCGCCGCAGGGTCGCCATAGGAACCCAAGCGGACGACGCGGCCCGCCATGGCTTCGCGGGCTTCCTCAAGGGTCGCCTTCGCATAGGCCCCCCGCCTGTAGGCGCGGAACACGGAAAGCGGCGCGTGGAAGGTTTTGACGTAGCAGGAGCCGCCCAAGGCCGGGCGGTGCGGGCACTCGCCGCAGATGCTGGCGTCGTCGCCAGTCTTCACGGCTTCATGCGGCTCCACGTCGGCGCGCATGATCCACGTTTGGACCATGTCGCCGGTCTTCTCGTTTCGCGAGGCCTTGTCGAGGCCGGTGGCGATGACGACGATGGGCGAGCCGTCCAGCGCGGACGGACCTTCAAACAGGATCATGACGCGATACTCCAAAGGCGCTCACAAGGCCCGCCGCCGACGACGGCAGGCCATGGGAAAGCCCGGCCCCCGCTTTCGCGGAGGCCATGCAAACATGGGGATTAGACGGCCGGGTCAGCTTCCACGGCGGCGAGGTAGGCGCGGCGCTTCACCATGGCGTGGTGCGCGGCCTCGTCATGCGCCGCCCGCAGGGCGTTCATGGTGATCTCGGGCAGGTCGCCCTTGCTGGCCATTTGCAGCGCGTCGAAGGCCTTGTCGCGGACGACGTTGGCGAGGCCGTATTCAGCGGCGGCTTCCAGCGTTTCGCGGCGCAGGGTTTTCATAGCGTTTCGGCCCTCCTAGGCCATCATCAGCGCCCCGAGGATCAGGGGCGGACGCTTCACCGTTCGCGAGGGCGGGACCGTGACGCCGACTGGCGCAGCGCCCCCTTTCAGGGCCGCTTAAGGTCCGCTTGGCCGTCCCCGGCATCCCCGCCGGGTCATTAGGCCTCCCCGCTCAATCCCCCTTTCAGGGGCGGTGCGGTGCGCTTCACAATGTCAAAGAACCGAGGGGCTTGGCCCCGCCGCCGTGGTGTCCCTCGGCGGTGATGAATAGATAGGAAATCATGTTTACGCGGTCAACATGCAAACATGATCTTTTTTTCGATATTGGGGTTAAGCCACTGATTTGAATTCGGAAAAAAATGCAGGGCAGGGCATCCGGCCCTCGCCCCCGTATACGCGCATACGCGCGGCCAATATGCGAAGCCCCCGGCGTGTCAGAAATCGCCCAGGCATCGCCCTAGGCGGTCCCCCGGCGTCCCCCGGCTTGCCCCTAGGATGCGTTACAGGCCCAAGGGATTATTCCCCCGGCGTTGTCACCCGCCCGAGGCCAGCAAGGCGGCTCACGGCGCGCCCTAGGCGGTCCCTTGGCGGTCCCTAGGGTTTCCCCCGGCATCCCCCCGGCAGGATGGCCCGGCGTTCCCCCCGGTTGGCGTAGGGCGTCCCCCGGTGTCCCCCGGCGTTGCCTAGGGTGTCCTAGGGCGTCACGAAAAAAGCAGGGTAGAGCAAGAGCGAGGGCGGAAGGATCAGGCCCGGCCAGTCCCCCGGCAGGCCTTGGGTTGGCCTTGGGTTAGCCCCGGTTCCCCTCGCGCTGGGCGTTGTGGCACACGCTGCGCCATTCGATGCGAGCGAAAACAACGGCTTAGGCCGCTGTGTGCCAGCGCCATTGCGCGCGAGTGTGACATACGCCCCATGCATGGCGAAGGCCCGGCCCGGCCGACCTACCCGCACCCCCTATGGGGGGAGTACGACGTCCGAGCCCACGTATATGGGCGTTCAGATTTCTGACCCCAAAAGCGACAGACCCTCTTGAAACGACGAGGAAGGTTTCTACGTAATATCCTAAGGATATACCTAGAGATATTCCTAGAGTCTTCCCCGTCGTGTATTACTTAAGGATAACCCCTAGGTAATCACCAAGTCTGCTTCCGGTATCCTTTGGTCCTCACCCCGATCTTCCTCCCGGTTCCCCTGGAGAGAGCGTTGGGCTTCCTCGGGCCAACCTCAAGCACGAAGCCGTCGAAGAACTCCTGATCCTTCCGCTTCTGCCACTCCTCCTCGGCCTTGGTGATGTCGGCGTTGAGGAACGGCTGCCAGTAAGCCATGGCCTGGGCCAGTACGTCCACGCGGTCGTCATGCTTCAGGGCGCCACGCTGGCTCGTCAGGTGGGTGAGCTGGTACAGCCCACGCCGGACGGGGTCAGGGTTGGCGAGGTCGGAGCGGACCACGGTCGTGTCGATGACGACCCGGTGCTGCCTGAGGACAGGCTCCAGGGCCGACAGGATGCGAACCTCCTTCTGCCCCGAGACCTTGAAGTCCTCCACGGGCACGGGCCTGTAGCGACGCAGGACGGGCTCAAAGAGCCGGGAGAACATCCCGTCGCCGAAGTTGCCTTCGACGTGGACGGCGTTGACCTCCTCCTCGGCGGCGATCTTGGCCAGGGCGTGTAGGGTCTCGTCCCCGAAGCCGTCTTGGAAACCACCCCAGCGACGGATGAAGACCATCCCGTTGAGGAACTTGGTCACCACGTAGCCGGTGTCGTCCTTGCCGGTGCCCGAGGGGTCGATGTGCATGACCGTCCCCGAGTAGGGCTCGAAGGCATCCTTGGGCGTGTACAGGGGACGGCAGAGGCGATCCCCGTCGAAGCCGACGTTGGCCAGCTCCTTGATGACCTGATCCGGCCCAGAGCCCCAGACGATCTGCACCGGGGCGACCTTGCGGTCCACGTCGGTGACGATGAGGTCTCGGGTCTTCAGGGGATAGCGGTCGGCGTCGGACAGGCTGGTGTCCAGCATGTACTGGAGCAGGAAGCCTGCCTTGCGGTACTCGGTCTCGCGCTCGATGAGCTGAAGCTCCGTGGACCGCTCGGGGTCAGTCGGGGCGCCGCCCACGTCAGTCCCTCGGGGCTCCATGAGCGAGGGGTCTCGCTCGATGTCGGCCAGGAGGGTGGGGGCCAGGTACCCGCTGTAGTTCTTCAGGCGATCCTTGGTCGGATAGCGGGCGGGCCAGATGCGGACGCCGTAGCCCTTCTCGGGCAGCTTCCGGTAGATCGACTCCTGGGTCTGGGGCGTCCCCAGCCAGATGATCTCGGCATCGTCGTTGGTCTTGATGATAGCCGCGTACTCGGTCGTGCGAACGTCGAGCTTCTCGCGCAGGGCTTCGGTCTCGGCGTTCTTCGGGACTTCCACGTCGTCGGAGATCAGGATGTCCGCACGGCTACCCGTGAGCTGCCCGAAGATGCCCACGGCTTTCACCGAGGGAGACTTGTCGGCCACGTCCTGCGCGGCGCCCACGTCGAACGACAGGGCCGAGGATCGCTGGCCACGGCGAGCGCGCAGCTCAGGCCAGAGGTCGTCCCCGGCCGGGTGGTCGATGATCTGCTTGATGAAGGAGGCGATCTCGGTGGCGAACGCCTCGTTCGCGGAGACCACCATGATCTTGAGGTTGGGGTTCTTCCACAGCCGCCAGACCACGTAGGCGGCGGTGATGAAGGTCTTCCCGATCCCCCGGAAGGCCTGGATGAACCGGCGCCGGGGTCCGCCCGACAGGTAGCGGGCGATGTCGAACTGGATGCGCGTCGGCTTCGGGAGAGCCAGGACGTGGGTCCAGACGAACCAGATGAACTTGAGGAAGTTCCCCTGGAGGATGTCTCGTGAGTTCATGAACTCCATGTTTGAATGGGGAATGGGTCTAGCGGCGCCGGGAAGGGGGGCAGGAGCGGTAACTCGGGGTCGTCTGGGGTAACTCCCTCAGAAGAGCGTCAAGGCCGCTCCTGGGGCTTCCTAGGGGCTAGTGAGGCCGCGCGTCGTCTGTGGTAAGGAGGGTCGACTCGCGGGAGAGGGCACCATGAACGAACTCGACAGGTTCAGCGCGCAGTACCAACAGATACGTCGCTTCGAAGATCGAGGCGTATGGCGTGGCGTCGGCGAGATAGTTGCCGTCGGTGCTATGTTCGGAGCGTTCGCATTTCTAGGGCTGGGAACCGCCGTGGTGACCCTCGGCGCGCTCGTCGGAAGTGAGGCGGCTCGGCTGTTACTAGGAGCGACAGCATTGCTGGCGCTCGGCGTGACAGCCGCGCTCACGTACTACGTCTGGACCTTGCAGTGTCAGATCAAGGTACTGATGACGCTGATCCTCCAAGGCCAACGCCAGAGCCCCTGACGCTTCGCTAGTTGATGCGGAGGTCGTCGTCCCCCAGGTCCATCGACGCCAGCTTCGAAGCCAGGGCGTCCACCTTGGGGGAGGAGGCCGGGGCGTTGATGCCGTTCTGCGCGAGGAACTTCAGCACCTTGTCGAGGAGCTGCGGGGGGATGCCCATGGCCGGGTCGTCGGGGTTGGCGCGGGCGCGCCTGACCGACCGCTCCAGCTCTTCCTTGAGCCCCTCTGCGGCCATCCCGTGCAGGAGGTCGAGGAGCTGCTCAGAGGCGCGGCCGGACATCATCGCAGTCCCAGCCAGAAGCCGATGCCGCTGATCGCGGTGGACACCACGGCGGCGGCGCCCAGCACCCACGACTTGTTCCGCTCGATGGCGGACAGGCGGTCGTCGTGATCGCCCAGGCCCTTCTCGACCCTGACGAAGCGGCTCTCGGTCTGCCGAGCGAAGTCCGCGTTCTGCACGAGGATCAGGTCGAGTTTGCCTGAGATGACACCGAGCTGATACCTCGCGTCGGCGTCTAGGTTATCCGGGGAACCCATTGTAAATGCTCATGTTTCCTTTTGAAGTTAAAGTGAAGGATTAGTTCAGATCACCCGATGTGTACGTGAAGGGCAGCTCTGCGGTGTACGTCTGGCCCGCGATCACGACCGCCACGTAGGCGCTGCCCCAGTTCTGGTGAGTCCACCCGTTGGTGTCGTAGATGGGACCGTCGAAGGTCGCCGTAGACGCGGTGCCGTACACGTCGTTCCCCCAGACGTAGGAGGAGACCGACGCGCCGTCTGAGACTTGCACCGAGAAGGTGATGCGGTCGTAGTAGCGCGACCGTCCAGCGCGGACCTGGGTGGACCCAGAGACCCAGATGGAAACGGTGCGGGAGGTCCAAATCTGCTTCCACGTCCCGCCGACGTTCCTCCACACGCCCTTGAGGGGGACATGGGAGGAGCCGCCGACGTTTCGGAAGATGGCCTTGGGGGCGCTGTAGGAGGCCCCCGTCTTGCGAAGGACAGGCATCAGTACTGGAAGTAGATGTCCCCGTCAGCGCCCCCGGAGGGCGCTGCGGTGCCGCTGCGGAAGACCGGCTGACGGATGTCACCCACCTGGAAGTGAGTGTCCGTGCGGATGGAACCCCCGGTGTACAGCTGGCCTGCCGTGTGGATGTGCTTCCCGTTGTAGGCGCGTATCCAGTTCACGTCCGACATATACCAGCCGCCGCCGAAGTTCTCCCAGTAAATCCCGGTCGAGCCTCGGACGCGGAACCACCTCTCGATACCGGCGAAGACCTCGCCAGTCCCGATGAGGTTGCCGTCCTCGCGGACGAACAGGGTGGTCACATCGGCGGCGTTGCGGAACTCGATCCCGTCGTAGCCCCGGATGTAGGTCCGGCTTCGACCAGCGAAGAAGAAGCGAGGATAGCCGTCCGTGGAGTTGTTCCATTGGTCGATGCGGCAGAACATCAAGTCCTTGATGTTCCCGTGAGGGGACTGCCAGACACCGTTGGTCTTGAACGAGATGCCCCCGGCAGGGCCGAAGCGCATCCCGGTCTGCTCGTCTTCCGTGAGGAACTGGACCCCAGGCTCGCCCGAGTTTCGGAAGCGGTTGACCCCGTTCCAGGCGTTACCGTCAGCAAGGTTGGCCTTGGCGTTCGGGTCGAAGTTCTTGTCGGTCCACAGTCTGGCCCAGTTCGGAGCCTGGGAGCCGACACTCGCGTTACCGACGAAGGCGTCAGGCCTGCCTCCGTGGTCGATCCAGAGGGCGCTGTAGCCGTTGGAGTTGTCCCGGCGGCCGATCTTCATGAAGTAGCCGTAGCCGCCAGTAGGCGACCCCTGGGCTCCTGGGGCGATCATGCTGGTCCAGCCGGTGGGCAGGTTCCCGATGTCGTCGAAGGACGCGAAGGTGCGGAGCCCGCCGTTGCCCGTCCGGCCGAGGTTGGTGTCGGCGATGGTGACGAGGTCCGGCTTTCCGGTGATCTGCGTCCAGTCGTGGGAGTGGAGTGCAGGCGCATACTCCGAGTGACTGTGGGCGCTCGGGGCGAAGCTCGTGGGCTTGCCGGTGATCTCAGCCCACGCATGGCTGTGCGCCGAGGGCGTGAACGTGGTCGGCTTGTCGGTGATGTCCGCCCACAGGTGAGTATGCGCGGCCGGGACGAACACCGAAGGCTTGCCGGTGATCTGGTCCCAGGTGTGCTGGTGCGAGACCGGAGCGAACAGGGCGGGATCGAACGAGGCCGCCCGGTTGGCCGCAGCGATGGCGTCGAAGGCGGCGTTCTCCGCGAGGCCAGTCTGGTAGACCACGTCCTCGGCCAGCTCCTGCACCCGCGTCAGGTCGGCCAGGGCTCCCTCTCGGGCGCCCAAGGCTTCGTTGCGGTATTGCAGGACGCGCGCCTCGACACCCTGGACTACGTCTCGGGCGAGCTGGGCTTGGTCTCGGGCGTCCAGCGCGGCGCGCCGGTTGGCGTCCACGCCAGCGGCGACGGTATCCACTCGGGCGCCCTCGGCCAGCACCGTGGCTTCAGTCTGCGCGATGGCGTCCCTGGCGGCGACGGCCGTGGCAGCGGGACCGCTGACCATGTCCACGAGACGGGCAGGACTCTCGACCATGTAGGTCGCGCCCCGGCCGTCCGTCAGGGGGAAGCGGCCATCACCTTCCGGCCCGCCGTCAGCAGCCCCGCCGATCCACGCCCTGTACTGAGCCTCTCGAGCGCGCCAGCTCGAAACGAGCGAGGAGACCTGGGACGCGAGCTGGGCGTTGGTGATGCCGCTCACGGTTAGGCCTCGGGGGCGCTCTGGGGCTCGACCGGAACTGCGGCGTCCGGCGCCGCTTGGGCCGTCTCGGCCGCCAGTTGCTGACCGAGCTGGATGCCTTGGATGGCGGCGCGGACCTTGACCAGTTCGGCGTCGATGGTCGTCACGGCCTCCATCGCGAGGGCCTTGCGGGCCAAGAGCTGCTGCTCAGATGCCAGCAGGTTCTGCACCGACTGGGTGACAGTGGTTTGGTTCATGAGGGTTCCTAGAGAGTTGGGTCAGTTGAAAATGATCTCGTCGCGGATGCCGCCGCCGGGGCCGATCTCCCCGCCGCCGCTGCCACCGCCACCGCCACCGCCGCCGCCGCCGCTACTGCCACCGCCGCCCGTGCCGGTCCCGGCTCCAGTGCCGGTCCCTGTGGTGAGGGCGGTAGAGTTGGTCTTCAGCTCGGTCGCCTTACCGAAGCGGGCCGTGACGCTCTGGACGGTCATGTTGTTCACGTTGGTGAACATCTGGACGTAGTAGTGCCAGTTGCCGGTCTCGCCGGGTCGGTCGAGGTATTTGATAGGGACGGAACCCTGCCAAGTATCGTTGGCCATCCCCGAGCCATAGATCGGCACGGTGCATAGGATTTGACCCTCGATACCGCGACTGCGGACGAGCTGGACGTAGGCGATGAAGCTGCCCGACGAGTTGTGCGTGAAGGTGGCCCAGGCGTTGAAGTCCAGCTCGACGGGGCTGTTGGCTTTCTCGACGTTGAGCCAGAGGCCCTGGACGCGGGTAGGCGCTGTCCCGTTGAGGGTGACCGACGTGGCGTCGTAGACCGACACCGTCTTGGAGACGGCGTCTTCCTTGATGGCCCCGCTGTTGATCGAGCCCAGCACGAGCAGGTTACCGTCGATCTCGACGTTGGCGTTGAAACGCGCGCGGCCTGCCGAGACTGTGAAGGGTTTCACTGGGGTGCCGCCGTTCGGCGCCACGATGGAGAACTCGTCGGCGACGATGACCATGGACCCCCTGCGGCCATCGTTGTTCAGGGTCCATCCGGTGACGTGACCGTTGTTGTTGATGACGAGTCCCGCGCGGGCGTAGAGGCCGTCACGCGCTTCCATGAGCTGGGTGATGCTGGTGGAGTAGCTGCCCATGGTGGAGACCACGCCGTCGATCCGCTGCGACAGGGAGCTTGTCGCCGTGGTCCGTGCCGTGCGCTCCTCGACCACGGACGACGCGACGTTGCCGATGCGGGTATCGAGACCTGACAGGCGGTTCCCGAGGGCGACGCCCCCGGCGACTTTCACGCGGGTCTCATCGAGCGCCCAGCCTTGGCCGTCAGCCGTCTTCGCCCCGAGCAGTGCCAGGGTATTCACGAAGGCGTTGTCGGCACTGACGCGGGCGCTCGCCTCGGTCTGGAGTGCGGCGTTGGTCGATCCCAGCGATGCAGCAAGCTGCTGCCGGGCCAAGGCCTCGGCGGCGAGGCCGTCACTGACCGTCCGGCCGAGGGTCGAGAGACCGCTCTCAGCTTGCCCAAGGCGGCTTCCTTGGGTGTTCAGGGTCTCCGTGATGGAACGCACGGCGTCTGCCCTGGTGGCCGCTTCCTGCTGGATCAGTGCGAGCTGCTCCCCGAACTTAGATCCGATGCTGCTCAGGCGAGCCGCGAGGCTCTCCGTGGGGGAAACGCGGACCTTGGCGGTGTCGAGGATGTAGGAGAGGCCGTCGCCGCTCTTGGCACCCAGGAGCGCCAGGGTCTCGGCCAGCGCCGTGTCTCCTTCGATACGCTCCTGCTTCTCCTGCGCGATGACCGTGGCGATGCCCGTGCCGTCCTCAAGGGAGCCCAGTGCATCCACGGCAATCTGCAAGGCGTCAGTCCGAAGCGTCTGCTGGATGATGCTCTGCGCGTTGAGGTCGATGTCTTCGATCCGACGCCGGAACTCGGCCAGCACGTCGTCCGCGAGAGCCATCTGGACCAGCTCGTCGAGGAGCGCGGACGGATCGACGGTGATCCCGAGGTTGTCGCCGAGGCGGACCTTGGCTCTCCCGACGACATCGTCATAGGCCTCGACCAGCTCCTGCTGAATGAACAGCGTCTGACGTACAGCCTTGTTGAGGTCTTCCTCCGTGAGGACCGCGCCGTTTACGAAGGTGACCAGCGGGGTCGTTTGGGTGACCCTTTGGATCAGCACCGTGAGGCCATCCATCTGCGGGTTAAGCAGTCGGATGCGTGAAGGGCTGACCCACTCGTATGCCACGGCGATGCCGGACACCGAGGCGCGGACGTGACCGGCGTCGAGGTACTCAAAGGGAATATCGAACTCCCTCTGACCCCCCGACACCTGGTACGCGACCTTGGTCTTCAAGGTCATTGTCTGCCTAGTAGTTCCTCCTTGAACCGTTGGACTTCTGTTGATGCGGCGCGCGGCGACATGCCCGAGCCGAGGAGTTCTCGTCGGCGCTTCTCAGCGCGGACACTGGCTCCGAACTCACGGTCCTCCTTGCGAAGAACCTTGATGGCGGCCTCGTGGTAGGCCCGGCGCCGTTCGCTGATCTCGTCGGCCTTCTGGCCATCAGACATCGAGCGCCACGCCGTGGTGGTGATGAGGTGACGCAAGTCCTCCTCAAAGGTGCGGCCGTTGATCTGCACGACTTGGCCGCGCAGTTCCTTCAGCCGGGCAAGCTGCGTTGCCGACAGCTCCACGCCCCGGAAGCTCTTGCTGTCAGGCGGCAGATCGAAACCAATCTCGGCCAGCTCCTTGAGAAGCGGGTCGTCGGTCTCGCCCTTCACCTTGATGCCCAGGACGCGGTCGTACGGGATCGGCTTGCCGAGCAGGGTGTCTCGCTTGACCGGCAGCTCGTTCATCCACCACGACCCGGCGATGACGCGCTCCCACACAGTGGTGGATTCACGCAGCACGTCGGTGTCCTCGCCCATCCACCAGCGGGCCATGCCGCCAGCAGGCGAGAACTTGCTCGCGGTGTTCCCGAGGAGAGCTTCAGCAGCCGCCTCGATCTGCCCGTCGCTGTTCTGGACCAGGGCGATGATGTCCCTGGCCGAGGTCATCCACGTCCCCGCCAGCACGTTGCGGGCGATGGCAAGGCCCATGGCCTTCACCGCCGCTTCGGCGTGGGGGTGTGGATTGTCCACGTCCTCCTCGGCCAGCCGCTTCTCGTACTGGACGAGGTCGGCGCCGAAGCCGAGCAGCCGCCCGACAGGATCGAAGCGGTTGTACTCGACCCACTTGTCCCCGATCTTGATGGAGTACTGCGGGCGGACGGCGCGGGCGGCGGACTGTGATCCACCGTCGTGTCCGACGACCATGCCGTTCATGGCCAGGACTGCGGCCGACGAGATGGCCATGGACCCGAGGGTCACCTGAGCAGCCACCACGGCGGCGTCTGGGCCACCCGACATGAGACGCGAGCGCATCTCCTGCGAGGTCAGGAAGCCGATGGGGGTCAGGTCTTCGATCACGTTCTCCATGATCCGCAGAGGCGTCTGGACGAACGGGAAGATCAGGCCGGTCTTGCCGTCGAGATGGGGCAGGAACTTCGCAGCTCCCTTGTTGATCTCCCAACGCAGCCCGTCTTGGAACTGAACCGCCCCGGGTTTCCCGGAGGCTCCAACTCCTGAGTAGGATGGAGCCCGATGAGCAAGACGACGAACAAATTTGC